GCGAATGTCCGAGATTTAGCAACCTCATCGCCACAGACTCGCCAAGGCGATCACGTGGCGATGGTGCAAGCCGCGTGCACAACCACGGATGCCACCCCGAGGCAAACTCGCGACACGGGACAACGTCGGCGCGACGATGCGCGGCCTGTCGAGTACCGGCGGTTCACGATCGAGGAAGCCAACGCGGGACTGGCCCAGGGCTGGACGCTATCGGCGGGCTGGTTCAGATTGCATCACGCGCCGAGCGCGTGGGCGTGGTTCCGGCGGGAGGCGCCGCATGGGTAGAAGGGGTCCACCTCCGAAGCCGACCCGAATTCGACTGCTGGAAGGCAACTGCGGGAAGCGCCGGATCAACGAGTACGAGCCGCAGCCCGAGAGGACGAGGCCACCGTGCCCGAAGTGGCTGCCGCCCGAGGCGCGGAAAGCGTGGCGCAACATCGTCGACAAGCTGGAGCGCATGCGTCTGCTGACGGTGGCCGAAGAGCACGCACTCGTGGCCTACGCGCAGACGTATTCGCGCTGGAAAGCCGCCGAGGAGTTCTTGATCAAGCACGGAGACGTGTATCCGATCCGCGATGACCACGGCCGCGTGAAGTGCATGCAACAGTTCCCGCAGGTGGCCATCGCCCGGAACCTGCTGCAGCTCCTGAAGTCGTACCAGCAAGAGTTCGGGCTCACACCCTCGGCCCGATCCAGGCTCAGCGTAGAGCCGGTGCCGCGCACGCGGGCCAGGGACGTCCCGGAGCCGCCGCCCCGCCCGCCTGACGGAATGCGCGAAGGAGTGAGCAGTGGGTAGGCGCGGCCCACCTCCCAAGCCGACCCGAATGCGGCTGCTCGAGGGCAACCGCGGGAAGCGCCGGATCAACGAGTACGAGCCGCAGCCCGAGAAGGCGGCCCCGCCGTGCCCCAGGTGGCTCACGCCCGAGGCCAGGAAGGTGTGGAAGCGGGTGGCCGCGCTACTCCGGAAGATGAGGCTGCTGACCGTCGCCGAGGAGGACGCGCTCGTGGCCTACGCGCAGACCTTCGCCCGCTGGAAGGCCGCGGAAGAGTTCCTGGCCAGGCACGGCGACGTCTACCCGATTCGGGACGATCAGGGCCGTGTGAAGTGCATGGCGCAGTTCCCACAGGTCGCGATCGCGCGGCACCTGCTCGCGGTGCTGAAGAGCTACCAGCAGGAGTTCGGGTTCACACCATCGGCGCGGACTCGGCTCAGCGTGGAGCCGGCGGGTGAGCACCACAACGCGGCGTGGATTCCGGAGGATCAGCTCCGTGAGGCGCGGCAAGCCAGCAAGCGGTACGAGGCGCGGGAACGTCGCAGGGAGCGCAAGGAGCGCAAGGAGAGAGGAGACTTGGACTGATGGGGCGACGAGGCCCACCACCCAAGCCGCCGACGCTGCGGGTGCTGCACGCGACCTCTCGCGCTACGGCTGGCTTTGAGCGTCACGGCACTGGGACCCGATCCTGGACGCGGTGTTCTGAGTTTGCGGGTGGTCCCGTGCTGTTCTGAGGAATCGATACCGGGACACGCGCGAGGCGACCAAGCAGGGCAACCGCTCGACCGCCTCGCTCGGGTGGGCTCAGTTGTTACACTGGCCCTCGGGCACGCAGGCCAGAGCACAGCTGCACGGGGAGACCCGACACGCGAGCTGCCCTTGCGGGCAGAGCTTGGCGATCGCCGGACAAGCCACGGGGTGCTGGCAGGCCGCCGCCACCGGCGTCGACAGGGCCACCAGGCCGACCGCTACCACGGCGACCAGTACGATCAACGCCACGAACGCCATCCTCACGCTTTTCATGGAACACCTCCGGGTGAATGGGACGCCTGACCGGAGCCAACCAGCGCCCGGCGTAGCGACCCGAGAGGGCGGGAGACTACTACGCCTCGGTCTTGAGCGCTCCCTCCCGATGAAGGGATCAAAAACGTTCCCTCAAGGGGGGTCGAGGGAACGAATTCGCTCCCTGAGGGGCCTCCGAGGGATCAAAATCGTTCCCTCGCGGCCGATTCGGGAACGATTTTGCTCCCTGAAACGGCTTCCGGGGAGCGTTTTCCGCCCACCCTGACCGATCCTGCCGGTTGCAGGCCGGACGCTAAGTGCTCGTCCCCTCAAGAAGTTAGCTCTCAGAGGTCACCTGCCGGCCGCCTCCCAGCGCGCGTTTTCGGGGCCCAAACGTGCCGGTAGAATGCCGGTTGGCGGTCCCGGAACCCCCGGAAGTGCCCCTAGAATGACGATGCAAAAGCCGAGGGTGTGCCGCATGTCCTGGTTCACTCCAGGGACGCCATGCGGCAAGTGATCGGGTTGTGAATGCTACTCCAGCAGGAAGAAACTCGTCTTCGGAAACCTCGCCGCCAGCGTCGCGAGACCGAGGTGGAGCAGGTTCTGGCCACAGATGCGGCTCGCCTGCTCCAGGACGGCGCAGAGCCCCCGGGCGCGCACCGTCCCACCGTACGACGCAAGATCGCGGCATTCATCCAGCGCTACCGTCACGAGTGGATCCTCGAGCGGCACGGCTACCGCACTCCGGCGCAGGTCCTCGAACAAGGGTGAACCGCTGGTGACACAACGGCGTCGATCTCTGGTCGCCCATTGACAGGTCGCACGCTGTCGGGAAAACTGACGCCTGGACTATCGTCGGGCCACTCTGGCCACCGAGGGCGCCGTGGCGTCAGCCAGGAAGAACAAGCTCTACTTCGGGGATAACCTGACGGTGCTCCGAGCGCACATCCCGGAGGAAAGCGTCGACCTCGTACCTCGATCCGCCCTTCAACTCGAACGCCACCTACAACGTCCTATTCCGCGAGACGAGCGGAAAGGAGTCCGCGGCGCAGATCACCGCGTTCGAAGTTACCTGGCACTCGGGCATGGAAAGCGGGTTCGCTCTGCCTACACATGAGTGACTTCGCATCGGAAGTACTCAAGCGATACGGAACCGCAGCGGGGATCCTTGCTCTTGTCGTGGCCGTGGCTGTGTGGGGCCTCGCCCACTTCGCGGCAGCGCCAGGAAGTGAGGTCTCAGTCGTCTGGGGCTTGGTCAAGTACACGAAGAAGCCTTCGTCGGCTCCCTCCAGCTTCTTTGGAGCCCCCAAGGCGTCAAGCCATCGAGCAGGAAGGGCCAAGCAGTCATCCATTGAACTCCTGCTTCGCACCGGGGTCGATCCCGATAATCTAGATGATTGTTTGGGCGTTCTCCGGTCCCAACAGGGATTGCGAGAACTTACCGCTGCCGAATCGGGGCGCGTTGTTGGCGAACTCCCGTCGGGTACGTACTTCTATGTCTCCGCGTACCTGCTAGAACCCCCTCTTGCCTTCGCAGATGAGGCCCCGGGCGGAGGGATCAGCGGTCTGGAGGTTTCTCGGTACCGCCTACATGGCTACGCCGAGGTTCACAAACTCCAGGGCGATGAACCGCACCTTGTTCTCTTCTTCGACGAACTTGCCGCCGCGATGGTCTCAAAACTGCCGGGTGATCAACCTCATGAGGTCACGGCGGCGATTCTGCCTTGGGGAAGCGCCACAACTCTTGCATCGGTTCCCGTTAGCCGCGTGGTCGCGTCTCGCGTTCGCCGCGCCGAGGTATCAGAGGATCACTCAGTGGTTGCCTTGGATATGGTGTTGCAGTGAAGCGTTTGCCCGTAGGAGAGCGTCCCGTACCCAGAGATCCCCTGGCCCGGCGACGGCGTGGGAAGCGGATCGGTGGCGGTGAGGTAGTCGCCAACGCTCGTACGATCGTCGGCGGATCGTCTATCTCGGGGTGCACCGGGAGTACGGCGAGCTGGACGCCCTGATGAACCGGTTCAGCGTCGGGACGTGCGTGATCGACGCGATGCCCGAGATCCACGCCACGCGGGAGTTCGCCGCGCGGCACGCGGGCCGAGTCTGGCTGAACTACTTCAACGAGCACCAGCGTGGCGAGCCGAAGTGGGACGACGACCGGCACATCGTCCAGGAAAACCGCACCGAGGCCTTGGATCTGAGCCGCGCCGCGATCCGGCAGGGAAAGGTCGTCCTGCCGCGGCGGCTGCGGCTCGTGGAGGAGTTCGCGAGCCACTTGGCGAACGATGTCAAGCGGCTCGAGGAGAACGAGGACACCGGCGCGAAGAACTTCCGGTACGTCCGCACCGGCACGGACCACTTCTCGTTGGCGTTTACCTACGAGTGCCTGGCGGCCCTGCGCGGGTGCAGGGTCGGTGCGGGCTACTCGCCACCGGAAAGACCGATGTGGCGAGGCGGGCTGTGGGGTGACCGGGAAGACGAGCCGATCCTGCCGCCAAGCGACGGGCGGCGTCGGGTGCGGGATGGATTGTGGATTCCGGGGCTGATGGGGTCGTTCCTGGAGGTGCCGAGGGGGTGGGATCGGGACGAGCAGGAGTGGGTCGACGACGCCGACGACGGGTAGCCAGGTCGGGGCACGAATCCGGGCGCCACGAGGGATCAAAAACGTTCCCTCAAGGGGGGTCGAGGGAACGAATTCGCTCCCTGAGGG